AATTGGAGAAAACAGAAACAAACTCTAAAACATAGCTTTACAGTCACTTTGATTTGAAAGGACGGGAAGGGGTTGGGGAGGTAGTGGGGTAGCGTTGGGTATTAAAAGGGAGTTTAGTGCGCTGCTGTGCCTTCTAGGTGCCTTATTTCTGCAATCCCATGCCAATCTCTGCAACACTTTTGCCAATTGGCTGCTTTTTGGCTGCTTCAGTGATGATCGGTAATAATTTGGCCCCTAGCATCTGTATATAGTACGGTTGGTTTTCTAATTCCTTGGTGATACTATGCATCAGAGAAAGATTAGATCCCTGGTCCGAGTTTTTCAATTCTTTAGCAGCGTGGCCCATTGCTCCAGTCCAAAACTTTTGAAAACTCTCTCTGGCTTGTGGCAGCATAAATTCTTCAAAATCAATTAACATCTGTTCCCTGATTTTTTTAGTAATAACATCCAGGGACATTAGCAAAGTTTCGTCTGATTCTGCACTCTTCAACCAGCTCTCTATTTTTTTTTGCGTTTTTAGAGGTATCCATATTGTGTAAATTGCAAAATATAAAAAGAACGAAAATATCCAGATCAATAAAAACTGTTGATCTGTCATTATGCACCGATTAATTCTTTAACTGATTCTTCAATCAATGCCCTGGTATATCCTTTTTGAATCATACAGCTCATAATCCATGTTGAGGCAGTAAATTTATTATAAGCTAATTTTGGAATTGTATCTTTAGCGTTTTTGGCACAAGCATTATAATCTGCTAAGAATTGTCCTTTATCTTCAATCCCCTTTCCAGTTATTTCTTCTTTAATATCATCTATTATCTTTTCTGCTGATGGTATCTCTAAATCTTTCAGGAACTCTATAACATCCTCTAAAATCTTTAGGGCCTCATCAGTTGAATGATAAAGCGATGCCAGGACAACAGGTCTCGGTACATTCAGATCTATTGTAGGTATTGGTTCGCAAATTGCTATTAATTTAGATACTGCACTTGCTTTTTTATCAAACATCGAGAAACCTAACCAGGCACCAAAAATTATAATCGGTTGCATTACTGGAATCAATGCCTGGAGCCACCTAGTGTAATCAATATTTTTCATTAGCTCCTCAAAATCAGTTTCTTTCTTTTTCATATTCGATACCCTGTTAATATGCAAGTGATAAATCCGTTACTATTACTTTGTAGGGCTTGAACCTTAACCGTTGAATTTGGAGGAATCATGAATTCAAACATTTTGGGTTGAGTGCCTATGTTATCAGCAGTTACTATTGTTTTTTCAACAAATAATGCTGTGCCGTCTACATTGATCGTATAGCTAATAAATTCGGTTGCACTGATCCCTGTCCAATCAACTCCTAAAGTTATCCTGGTTAAATAAAATGCTGAAGGGTTCGTATAATCCAGAAGTGTGACAGCCGATGCACTAAGAGCCTGGCTTCCACTCCAACCGTAGATATTGCCACCCTTAGCCCTGGAGACTGATTTAGATGCTGCTAGGGTCATGCATAGATTCTACCAGTCAAGATACCTGTCACTACAATAGCACCGCCGTCAGTATCTCCAATAATCTCCACAAAGGTCATAGGTGGAATAATTAGATCTATTGGTTCTTGTACTGCTTCTGTAGTAGTGGTGGCTGCTTCTAGTTCCTGTCTGGCTACAATACTATTATTCAATTTAACAGTATAACCGATTGATTCACCAGTACCGAATGCGGTCTTGTCAAATATCATCTGGAATTGTCCAACCGATACATACTTTCCAGTATGAAAGGAAAACAATGTAGAACTACCATCAATATCAATCTGACCGCTATATCCATAAAAGAACTCTTTCGCAATAGTTATACCTTGCTGTGGCCCACTAAAGGTGGCATTACTGCCTATTTTCGTTCTAGCCATTCATTAGATCTATTCGAAATAAAGAGTTACAGAACCAGCACTGGCCGCCATACTGCCGCCACCACTTACCTGAATTGCTATCTGTAGATCTATATTGTTAACTCCAGATATACCGAAGGCAACAGGAACGGAATTGAAACCTACTGCACATGCAGTAGCTGCTGAGGTCCCTCCAGCTATTCCCATAATGGTGAAGTTCTGTTCTGACATATTAGAACCGAGTAAACGACATACTACCTGGAATCCTTTTGCATTAAATCCGTCAAAGGCACAATCGACTCGACTGATCCTGGTTGAACCCTGTGGAACCTGGATATTACCAAGGTTGCTACTGTTCATATTGTCAGTTAAAGAAAAATATTCTTTATCTGTGGGTGTGCTATCGAATGATCTCTGTATAGTTGTTACCATTTTATAATCTGAAGTAAAGCTTACTCCCTCCTAGTTTTAGTTGTGGAAACTGTCGACGTGCAAATGCTCCAGCAGCTGCAACAAGTCCAGCAGTAACTAATGTCTTTCTACCTGGTTCGGAACTAATCAAATTGATTGCGTTACCAGCCAGGGTATTGAATGCGGTTCCTAATTGACCGTCCATTACATCTTTCACTACACCTTCAACTGTTGAAGTAACTGGAAACCCATTTACTCCAGATGTAGTAGTCTTACCAGCGTTTAGGTATGCAGCTATCGCCAAGCCACTAGCCATACCGCTAATACTTGGGTGAGGAATTGCTTTCATGTATTTTCTCCTTGGATTGCCAGTAGATCTCTTCCTGGTTGGTGTATAGGCCCTTCTAGCACCTTTACGAGGTTGACCTTTCCTGGTAGAACTTTTGCGTTTGCGAGAGGCACTATAGGATGCCTTGCTGATGAGCTTACCATTCCTAAAGAACATCGTTCTCCCATTTTTACCTTTCCTAGTGTAGAGTCCCACTGGCATTAGCGATTAATGTTTAATCCGTTATATAACTGTTTGTGCTATTTAAGAAATTATTATATAGCAAAACACGGTAAGTTCACTGATGAGCTTAGAGAATAAGTTTAGTTTTGGTAGCGTTCCCGTTATGCGGGAAGTGCCACCTGGCATGGATGCCAGGTTCCGTTTTACGGGACCAGGCAAGATCGTAGAAACGGAACAGTATGGAGAGAAGCTTTCTTTTCCTATATCTCTTTCCTATCACCCCTCCTATGATAGTCTCCCTCCTTTACCTGACAACGTAGTTGATAGGGATAAGAAAGAAACAGAGCTTGAAGGGCAAACCATAGAGTGCAACTGGCAGACCAAATGTCAAAGTGCTAAACAACTGATGAAACAACTTAATGAAGTTATAAAAATGTCAGTTGAAAAAGGCAAGTTCCAAAAGGAATTACAACAGCATTATGAAAAATCAGAATGGCAACTGTCCAGGTTCGATACTGGAGCATACTGGTTAGAGGTATTGTTTCCATGAAGCGTAGGTGTAACTTCTGTTTACGTAATGTAGATCACTTACGCACTGATAAATGGGAAAAGAACAGTGGTTTTACTTGCACAGTCTGTTATGATTGTCAAAAGGTTATCCAGATAATTGGAGAAAACAGAAACAAACTCTAAAACATAGCTTTACAGTCACTTTGATTTGAAAGGACGGGAAGGGGTTGGGGAGGTAGTGGGGTAGCGTTGGGTATTAAAAGGGAGTTTAGTGCGCTGCTGTGCCTTCTAGGTGCCTT